CTTTCTGAAGACCTTCTGGTAAATCTGGGTTTATACCAACAGATTCTGCGGCGGATCGCCTTTTATTTTCTTGCTGTTTCGACTGAAGATTATTGTAAGCATTTTGGATATACTGCACCGCAGCGCCTTGTCGCTCAGGGGAAACCTGTGAAAGGATCTTGCTAATGCTATTTTGCAATACGGCGGGATCTTGGGAATTCATCGCCCCAGAAAGAATGCTTTCAATTGCGTTCTCATCTCTAGTTTGACGAAATCCTTGGCCTAAATTGTTTCCAATTTGCTGAGCTACTAAAAACGGTAATGGTGCTGACATTTTATCTCCTTATTCCTCAAAGCCTTTTCTAGGTTCTTGTGCGGCGTTGGCGGTAGTTTTATCTTTAAATAATCCAGTCACAGAATCTTTGAAAGCATCACTAGATAAATACCCACCTGCGCTAGACATCAAGTTTTGAGCAGATGATGGATTGGTTGGCGCTCCAGATCCAGAACCTAAAATTGAATTAATCAACCCCTGCTTACGATTCAAAGCATCTTGATTGAATTGATAGTATTGTTGATTGAGCATTGAATCTAAGTCTACGCCTGCTCTTGTAAGGGTATCATCCAATCCAGTTCCTCTTTGTTGCCCTGAAGCAATGTATTGCTGTTGGATCTGAGGAGCTATCTGATTCCTAAACATAGCTTGCGCAGGCTCTACAAATGACTTTTGGAATGCTGATTCATCACCTGAAAAAAGATCGGCATAAGGCCCAGTTCCACTTTGAAGAGAGGAAAGCAATTGATCAATCAATTTTCTTTGAGTTTTTTGGAGTTTAGATTCTTTAGTGGCAGCTCCTCTTCCTGCTAAATAACCCCCTCCGATAGACCCAGCGGCGCTAATTATTGCTGGTAAAAATGCGGCCATATATCCCCCTTAAGATAATGTTGTCCAAGTTACGGTTGAAGGCCCTGTGTGATTGGTCAACATCTCGACTTTATTAGTCAAAAGATTAATGTTGAGCGATCCGTTTGCGAGAAAAGCATCTCCCGCTTGGCCATCCGTTTCTCTTTGGTATAAATCTGGTTTGCTATTCACAGCAACGGCTAAATCGGTATAGAGTCTTTCGAGTATCAGCAATAGCTTTTCAATGGTTAACTCTTTGGGATCGCCGTAATCTCCGATGTTAAAATTTTCTGGGATTCTAGCCATGAACCATCCCCCCTTTTTCACAGTAAATAATCATCGACTTTTGTCTGTATTGTACAGCAGGACTTTGATGTTTAATACGGAAAGTTAAAAATTCTGCTTCTATATCTACAGACATTGACATCCATTGGTCGGCACTTGTTGAATTCACGCTTGGTTTAAGCATAATATTTTGAAGAACTGGCGTAGGTTGTTGATCTGCAAATACATCGACAAGTAGAGTACTCCCAGTGCTTTCAATGATAAATTCCAAATGAGATACGTAGCATCGGCATCCTTGCTGTCTGTAAGGATTGAAAGGAATTGTGGTTGCTTGAGCGGAAATTACTTTTGCTACACTACCACCAGAAACATACGCTGTAAGAGCTGAGCTATCTAGATTGATCACTATGCTAGTGTTTGTCGCGCTTATGACTTCATAAAGCTGAGATGTTTGGGTGCTTGTCGCTGGATCAAAGTTATTGATTCCGCTCTCTCCTTGGTCGTTTAAAAGCCCAACCACCCCAGAGATGCTGAGTAAGTCCCCTGCTAAAATAGCTGTTTCATTGACGGTTAAGGTGGTGGTCACGCCTGTAGTTATAGCGGAAATATTGGTGAAGTAATCGTCATATGACTTATTTAGCTCATAGATAAAACCAAAGTCATCTCCTGCTAAGGTCTTTTGAACTGCTTGGCTAACGCCGATCCTATCCCATAAATCTTCTGTTGTATCCCATGTCGCCCAAGAGTCATTGCCTGTGGTTTCATCAATATCATCCCAGGTAAGATTAAGCCCTAAATCTGTTTGACCAAACACGCTAAATCGTTGATCGTAGACGCACCAAGTATTCTCTTCATAGTTTCCTACCAAAACAGAATCTTGAGTCGCACTTTCGGTGTCGGCTTTCTTGTATGACCAAAGGAATTGGTTGTTTAGGCGGTCAAAACCCCCATAAGTGAGGTTAAAATCAAGCTGATCGATCTCATCTGCTGTAAAATATGGGATTTTGTTGTCTACTCGAAGATTTTGACGTCCATCAGTTCCCAAAACACCAGTTTTACCAAGAGATCGAATTGTGTCGTTCCATGCCACCGCGGAGAATTTCGCGTCGGTTCCAAGTGGCCCTGGTACTGCGCGTCCAAAATAAGGATTAAATGCGTCTCTTGTTTTCTCAAGAGTATAGGCCATACGATTAAAATTGAGAGCTAGAACTTGACCTAAGATGCTAGCGCCAGTGATGTAAAGTGAAGTGTCTGCTTGAAACATTCCCGATCCAGCAACATTAAATTTATCGCCATTTCCTGATGCGGTTCGAATGCCTGAATACAAAACACCTTGATTATAAACGATACCCGCTATGATAGGCACAATGAAATTGAGTCTTTCATTGAACCATAACACATAGGTAGCGCTAGTAAGCTGTCCTCCTGGAGGCGCCGCGTAGTTTGGATTATCCACCACATCTGTAAAATCTTTCACATCTCCAGTGGCAGGATCATAGAAGAAAATAGCTGAACCAGCTCCATTTGGGGCAATACCTTCGCTACAGAAGACAAATCTTGGGTCATTCATTCCAGTAGGATAAGCGGTCCCTGAGATATAAAAGTCTTTAGCGCTGATATTGAATCCAGTATACCCAGCCATTGACCCACCAAATGGTATTTGGTCGAATACTCCTGTCCCTGTGTTCCACGTATAAAGAAAATTCTGATCAAAAGCCAAAAGTTCCTTGGTGGAATCTGGCTTGATGAATTCAAAAATTCCAAACACTCTAGTTTCACCAGCTAATCGAGGAGCGAAAAAGCCAACGCCTTGTCTAGACTGAAGAACTTGCCTATAGATAAAGCAATTATCCATGCTCTGAAATGAATCAGAGGGCTGAAGAAAATTAATTCCAGCTCTGGAAACGCCCGTTTGAAGGCCAGTTATTTCATAAACATCCATTAGAAAGACCTGTAAGTGATTCTATAATTCCAAATTCCATCAAAACCAGAGCCGCTATCTCCACGCCTTGCTTGGATATTAAGTCCACTAGCGCCATCATTTCTAAGCTCAATCATATAGTCATCTGAAACGCCAATTTGCTTAATCCGAGAGGAATAAGCTCTAACATGAGCTCCTACCCCTAGAGAAGTACTGAAGTTTCCAAACTGAACTAAGCTAAGATCGGAGTCTTTAAACATGTAAATTTCACCGTAGCAACCTGAAGGAACCGCCGAAAGAGTTACCCAATCACTATTACCACCACCTGCAATCACCATAGTCCCAATGATATAGGCAGGGATAAATTGATAGATCCCGTTGTTTACTCCACCTGAGTTATTACGATAAAACCCTTGAATTCGGCCGAGGACTTCACGAAGGTAAATTACCCCATCCATCCCCGTTCCGATTACTGGATCGGCGGCTAAACCACCAACTGTAAAGCCGAGAGACTGAAAGAATCTATGCCGACCATCTTCGTTTGACCCAACGTCCCAAAAGTGATCCCTTGTGGAATTGGTATTCGTTCCCACAACGCTATTACCCATTGTCGTTTCGATATACGACGTATTATCTTGCATCAATGGTCTATTCGCTTTGACGGAAAGCGTACCGACTGGTAAAACTGAATGCCAAGGCATAATTCCCTACTTTTTAAACTTGCGTAAAGTTTCAGCTAAAACGGCTCTTTTCTTAGTGAGCGGATTCTTAGACTTTTCAGCCTTCTTAAGCTTTGCCTCAGGAATCTTCTCCCCTTTTTTCACTCCGAGTGATTTTCTCAAAGAGCCAGGTTTTTTGATTGCTCCAGCGATCCACATGTCTTTAGCCATTAGTACACCTTCTTTTGTCCCATTGCTGGTTTAGCGTTCTTCTTTTGGCCTTTTACCTGGGGTTTTTTGGAGTAACCTTGGTCTTTTTGAGACTCTTTTAACTCTTTTGCAATCCCAGCAGTTCTCATTTCCTTTCCCTGCTTCTTGATTTGCTTTTTGTCATACTCTTCATCAGCGGCCGCGTAATCGCATCCTTTGACTTTTTTGCCTTTTGGCTTCATCATTTTGGCCATTATTTCATTCCTTTCTTTTTCTTCTTCTTAGGTTTGTAGCCTGACTTTGCAGCTTCATTGAGAGCAATAGCGACAGCTTGCTTCTTTGGTCTGCCTCCGACTTTCATCTCTGTTTCAATGTTCTGGCGGATTGCTTTCTCGCCTTTACCTTTGACTAGTGGCATTTTGACTCCTAAAATCTTGGCATTGATCTTGCCATTTTGATTTGGTTATGGGTTCTAGTTAATTGCAATTTCCTTTCGCTCTTGAAGGTGGCTTCAATCAAGCCTCTTGCCTCAGCAGAATAACGATAGTCTCTTGCGTAGTTGACGGCAGCGCCATAGGCTACATAACGACACCAGTAGTCAAATGGAAGCTCAACGTCAGGGGACGGGAAGTCCGAGTTTTTCTTGTATCCGTAGATTTTGACCATGTAGGGTTGCTCTGGAATTGTACGGAAAGTCATTTCGTTCCCGTACATCAACATCATGGTCGGATAACCCTTGATCAAGATTTCTTCGTTATTAATTCCCCAAATTGCAAAAAACTCACCAGGGTCTTGATAGATAGGCAACTGGTTCCATGAAATGGATCTGCCAACTGGATCAAGTAAGGAAATGAAAGCTTCCTGGGAGATGTTAATGAAGTCAGAATCAGCGCCCACGTCATTGAAAGTGTAAACGCCAGTAGGATTCGATTCGTCAATGGTAAAAGTGAGCGTGCCAAAGCTTTCGAAAAGCTTAGTATCATTTGGCATTGTCAGGCTGACAAAATCATTCAAATAGTCGAATAGAGTTTCATCGCTTGACGCTGGATCATTCTCATTTTTCCTGCCTAAAGCAGTCCTCATTATGTCTAATGAGTCTTGAACGAATCGAGTTCCCATTATTGATCCCGCCATACTGTAGTAAGTGAAAATCTAGGCTTCTTACCAATCACTCTTGTGTCGGTTGAGCCATCTGGAAGTGTTACAACTCCCCATTGAGTATCGCCTTTGTCAGCTAGATAAGAAATAATGCACTCAGGAAGATCGTATTCTTTTCCTGGTGTAAGTTTCTCATCAAAATGGATAAGGTGATTGCTCAAAAAAACAGGAATAGGCTGCATAGAGCCATTATTTACGCTGAATTTCACTCTTTGCTTAGGATGAAGCTCAACGGGACACTGTTTGATTGGGTATCGAAGAAGTTTTGCTTTCTTATTTGCTGCTCTAGCAGCTTCATTATAAAGACGGTAGTCACGTAATGTATTCAAAGGCATATCTTCAATTTCAACTCTCTCAGGAGTCTGTACTTGAGCAATAGCCGCGTCCATCACGTCATCTGCTTTTGGTTGTGCTAATTTAACCATTTTATCTCCTTAATTGGGGTACTCTTGATCTGGACTTGGGTAAAATATAAAGGTGTTCTGCACCAAATTGCAGCTACCTCCTGTCACATACGGCGGAAATGTCGTTGAATCAATTGGCTCGAATGTGATAGGATCTTGCAACGTAAAGCTGTCATCACCAGTTACGATGATTCTAAATTTCTGATTATTAAGCTGGTCTTCTCCGCGTGGAACTGGCATTGCGCCATTTAAATCGGTGATGCGGACAAAAGCTTTATTAGGAAAGAAATGAGGCCCATCCGTAAAGACTGCGCATGGTAGAGCATTCGTAATATTGACGATATTTGCTCTGTCTGGTAGCTGTCCTATTGGAGGCTGCATTAGTAAGACTCCTCTTCGCGCACTTTAAAGTTTATTTTTATTCTTTTCAAAGTTTCTTTTACATCATTTTCATCTTCTAGGAAACGGAAAAGATGTTTCTCCCATTGCCATTGCGGATAGAAAACTAAGTAATCGTAAAGAAACTTGTCTGTGTATGTCGCTGATTGCATCTACCAATACCTAATAAAATCTATCAAATTAGTAGATGGGAGAGGCTTTAAACCCCTCCCACCATGCTCTAAACAAGCAAGTCGCCCAAATCGATGACTTGGCCAAACTTGTAAACCTCGATATTGAACACATCTCCATCGGAGCCCATAACAGCCGTACCAGCAGTAAGCTGATAGGTAACAGGATCGTATTGATAAGGGTTCGGATCGTAAGGATTCAAGTTGGAGTATGGAGTGACTTGAGGGTTATTCAAGCTGATTACATGAGTCTCAAGTGTAATTCTTCCACCTGAAACGTATGCGTCCATACCTGTAGTATCAATCGGCTCTCCAGTGATAACGTCTTTCAAAGAGAAAGTTGTTGCACTGAGAACAGTGATTCGATAGCGGTTGTTGTTTAATGCTCCCATCCCACGGTTGAGCACTGGCGTCACTTGTCCAAGATCTGTCAGTCTTACGATCTGATTAGTTTGGAATGTAAATGCGCTATGAGTCACAACACCAGGATCAGCCTGCGTAATGCCGCTGATTGTGGCGTGAGATGTAGCTTGACCACCTGGAAGATCTGCAACGGTAAAACCGTTTGTAGTAGTATCCAAGAAGTTAAAGCTAGCTCCAGCAGAAGAATCGATTACTTGTTGCTGGTAGGCATGAGCCGCAGTTGTTTGATCTCTAAACCAAACTGAAATTGGCCTGCCTGCTGCGGTTGCTGTCCAATCAGAAAGGTTGTTAAAAACGACCTTATCGGGTTGGAAATTGAAGCGAAATGTATGGGCTGTACCTGCTGAGATGAATTTATACAACTCAGTGCAAGTTTGTCCTAAAAATAGGTCTGACATGGTTATCCTCCTTATCCTTTTGTAGCTAATAGTGTTACAATATGGGAATCATCGAGAACAGCCGCGTTAAACCAGGCAGTAAAGCCCATAGCTTGAAATCTGTTCAAATAATCATTAAACCCGAGCGGTTTCATAATGATCTCTGTAGACACTTCATCTAGGCTAACATAGCCGTAGGCATTAGCTCCGACGAATGTGTTGTTGTATACTGGCGGATTTGCCGCTGACACTTTAACCAGAGTAGATGTTACCCATCGCGCTTCATCGGTTGCCCCGAACTCGGCTTGAAGTACTGGCTCTTGGCTTCCATATTGACTTGTAGGCACGAATGCGTCCAAGTTTCTGATGTCTGCCTTTAAATTTACGTGAGCCATAACCCAAAATCCCGCTTCCACGGGGCCGGTGCCAAAGCGTGAGGTCCCGTCTATGGTTGGAGTCATCTTCTCAGTGTCATTGTCATCGAGATATTGAATAGCTCGGTTGACATCAGCCTGAGTTAGTTCCGTAATCGCGTTTCCATTAACCCCATTAAGGCATGTGATTTGTGGAACGCTGGCGTCGAGCACATCACGCGTAACTTTGTCTAGCATAGTGTGCATGCACTGAGAAAGGTTGTCAGCAGTCTCAGAAGCGGTATCGTCTTCAACTGTTAAGATAACCTTACGTCCAAGCAATACAACTTTACCAAACTCTTGAATGGTAACGTTGATGTCGAACTTTTGAACTTGCTCAGGTGCTGGATCAGCATCTTGAGAAAGTACGACTGGATCAGAATTCAAGTTCTCTTGACGTCTGAAAGCCATTGTATCGGTGTTCTTTTGTGGAAGCGTAAAAGCGCGACCAAAAAGATTATGTACGCAACGGGGTTTCGATCTTTGAAGAAGTGCACGGTGTGCCCATCTATCAGACATCGAGCCGTAGCCTGATGTTGTAGTCACTGACATAATTTTTCCTTATGCCTATCTACGCTTGCGCTTCGATTCCCTCCAAGCAGCAAATTCAGCATCAGACATACTCATTACATCAACACTATCATTTAAGGCCGCGGCTTTAGGCACTCCGCCAGGGGCGTGAGGTGCTTCTTTCTTAACGGGAGCAGGCTGCGCCGCTTTCGCTAATTCTTGCTGCTGCCTTGGTGATAATTTTGTCATAAGCTCATATGCCTCTTCGTACCTATTTACCGCCTGACTTATCGACGATGCGAGATTAGGTCTTTGTTTTAAAAAAGTTGGTAAATACTGTCCGATCTCCGCGTATTTCTCAGGATTATTTTTAATCCATTGCTTTTCCTCTACGATCCGCAATGTCTCCTGCTGAAAATTCGATAGATCTTCCTTTGTAGCCGATTCGTACCGTGAATTGTCCTCTTCTTTAGGCGCTGGTGGCGCTTGGTGAGATTGCATATAGCGATCTCTTTCCTGCTCCGCCCATTGCGCTCGCAATTCAAGCTCTCGATTCTTCTCACGTAACTTTTGAGCTACATGTAAAGGAATCATAGTAGGTGAAGACTGATCTTCTCCTTGTGCCTCTGGCGCATCGTGTTGAGCTTGCTCAACCATCTGGCCAATCGGTGAATCGTCTAGGGGTTGTACGGCACCCTCGTTTTCGTTATCCATTTAAACTCCGTATTTATAGCGTAAGATTCCGCTTACGTCGGCATAGCACCCTTTGCTTGCAGGTAGGCGACACCTGTTGTATTGAAGTCCACTTTTAGCTTTTTATTAGCACCCTTACTGACCATCCACAGTAATTCGCAGATCCCTTTTCTATTGCTTACCCAGAAAACCATCTG